CAGCGAGGCGGCCAAGTACCGCACCGAGCGCAACCAGCTGCAGCAGCAGCTGGAGGAGCAGGGCAAGACCCTGCAGGCACTCGCGGCCGTGCTCAACCCACAGGCCAACCCCGAGGCCGACCCGGCCTCGCAGCTGGCCACCATCACCAGCGAGGCCGAGAGCCTGCGCAACGAGGTCACCGGCCTCCGCGCCGAGCTGATGGTGCACACCCTCGCGGGCAAGAACGGCGGCGACCCCGTGGCGCTGCTGGACTCCCGTGGCTTCCTGTCCAAGCTGTCCGGGCTGGACCCGGCGGCCGACGACTACAGCGACCAGGTGGCCGCAGCCATCAAGGCCGCGGTGACCGAGAACAAGAACCTCGCGGCGAGCGGCCAGGTGCCGAGCCGCGGCGGCGCACCGGGCGCGGGCCAGGGGTCCGAGCAGCCGGCCGGCGCTGTCACGCAGGAGCAGTTCAACGCCATGTCCTACCAGGACCGCGGGCAGCTGTTCCGCACCAACCCCGAGCTGTACCGCCGCCTGGCGGGCTGACGCAGCTCACCCCCTGACCGCTCACACGAGAGAGAGACACAATCATGACCGCAACCACGAGCGCCGACGTGTTCGTGCCCGAGGTGCACGCCGACATGGCGCAGGCCGAGTTCCTGGGCCAGGTCAAGGTGGCCGGTTCGGCCGCCGTCCTGGAGGACTCCACGCTGGAGGGCAACCCCGGCGACACCGTGACGTTCCCCAAGTGGGCCGCGCTCAGCGACCTGGTGGACCTGAACGAGGGCGACGTGCTGACCGTCGAGGCGATGGCCACCACCGAGTCCAGCGCCACCATCAAGGAGGCCGGCAAGGCCGTGGGCGTCAAGGACCGCGCCAAGCTGGTCGCGCTCGGTGACCCGCTGGCCGAGGCCGCCCGGCAGTTCGGTGAGCTGGCCGCCCGCAAGGTGGACGCCGACCTGATCACCGAGGCGCAGAACGGCCTCCCCGGCGCGTTCGACAAGGCCGCCGCCGCCGGCCAGACCACCCTGGTGTGGGACCGGATCGTGGACAGCATCGTCCCCTTCGGTGACGAGTGGGACCCGAGCAAGTTCGCGGGCTTCTACATCAACTCGCTGCAGATGGCGGACCTGTTCCGTGACCCGCAGTTCATCGAGGCCGCCAAGCTCGGCCAGGGCAGCGACCTGCTCAGCCGCGGCAGCATCGGCCTGCTGGCCGGCGTCAACGTCAAGGTCACCGACCGGGTGGCGGCCAAGAAGGTCCTGCTGATCAAGAACCAGGCGCTTGGCCTGCTCTACAAGCGCCGGCCCATCGTGGAGCACGACCGCGACATCCTCGCCCGCGAGGACGTGATCACCACGAACCTGCACTACGCGGTGAAGCGGCTCAACAACCGCGGCGTGGTCCGGCTCACCCTCGCGGCGGCCTGACCCGCATGGGCATGCTGATGGCCCGGCACCGGGGCCGGGGTGGCGACACCCCGGCCCCGGCCAAGCCGGCACGCAAGCGCAACCGCAGGCCCGCCACCGAGACGGCCACCCACGAGGTGGAGCAGGTGACCGACACCCCGGCCGACACTGCCGGGGCGGCCACCGCCGAGTCCCCCGAGGACTCGTCCGGCGAGTGATCGCACCAGTGCAGCAGGGCCAGCCACGAGCTGGCCCTGCTGTCGCTGTGCAAGCACCCACCAGGAGGACGCCATGGCACGCATCACGTGCAACCAGCCGGCACACCTGACCGGCCACGTCGGCCCCGTCCGGTTCGTGGACGGACACGCCGAGACCGAGGACGCCGAGGCCCTGGCCTACTTCGCCAGCGACCCCGAGCGGTTCACGGTCGAGACCCCCGAGGCCCCGGCCGACGAGGTGACCGACACCCCCGCCGAGCAGCCGCCGGCCGACCCGAACCCCAAGCCCCGCCCGCCGCGGGGCAAGTGACCTGGAGGCCAGCATGCGCGTGTACGCCACCCCCGAGCAGCTGGCCGCAGCCCCCAACGGCAGCACCGTGCCCGAGGCCGACGCACCGGCCTACCTGCGCACCGCTTCGCGCATGGTGGACCGGCTGCTGGTCGGCCGGGCCTACGCCACCGACGTGGACGGCATGCCCACCGACGCGGACGTGCTCCAGGCGCTCCAGGACGCCGCGTGCGCCATCGCCGTGGAGCTGGTGGCCACCGGTGCCACCCTGCCCGGCGCATCGGCGCAGTGGGACTCCGTGGGCATCGGCAGCGTGTCCCTGTCCGGCCGCAAGGCCACCGAGGGCACCCTGACCATCCTGGGCCTGCCCGTCCCCGCTGCCGCCATCGCGGCGCTGTCCGACGTGGGCACCATGGACGTGATCGTGGGCAGCCGGCGCTACGGCCGGCCCCTGGACCGGGTGGCGCTGTGAGGATTCCCCCGGCGCTGCTGGTGCACACCGTGACGGTGCAGCCGGCCGCCGGCGAGTCCAGCACCGGCCAGGTCTACGGCGACCCGTTCCAGCTGCGGTGCATGGCGCAGGGCCGGCGGCGCATGGTCCGCGACAGCGACGGCAACGAGGCGCTGTCCACGCTGACCCTCTACGCGGCCCCCGAGGACTTCGACCGGATCACCGCCGGCAGTCAGGTCACCTGGCACGGCGGCGTGTCCACGGTCATGGCCGTGGTGCCGCACGACTCGGGCGGCCTCGGCGCGCCCGACCACACCGAGGTGGTGTGCGAGTGAAGGTCCGCAGCACCATCAACGTGGACAAGGCACGGGACACGATCTACGCCGGCGCGGCCAAGGGCCTGACCCTGGCCGCCGAGGCGTGGCTGACCGAGGCCAACCTGACCGTGCCCCACGACGAGGGCACCCTGGAGCGTTCCGGCGAGGCCAGCGTGGACGAGGCCGAGCTGCGCGCCGCGGTCTCGTATGACACCCCGTACGCCGTACGCCAGCACGAGGACATGACCCTGAGCCACGACGGCAAGGGCCAGGCCAAGTGGCTGGAGAACACCGGCACACAGATGGCCGACACGCTCGCGCAGATCATCGCCACCGCGTGCCGTAGCGAGGTGGAGGGCTAATGCAGCAGACACTGCTGGACGGCATGGCGCGCATGCTCGCGCAGACCGTCAACACCCTGGTGCTGGCCGAGGACGACCCACAGTGGTCCTACTCACCAGACGCCGCGCTGCCCGCCGGCAAGGTGCCGGTGACCATCGCAGGCGCACCCGCTGGTGACCCCGCCGGCGGTGGCGCAGCGGTGACGCTGGCGACCTACGGCAGCGGCCCCGAACCGAACACCCGCGACGGCATCGAGTACCCGCGCATGCAGGTGCGTGTCCGGCACGAGAACCCCCTGGTGGGCCTCTACCTGGACCGCATGGCGTACGACGCGCTGGCCTCGGTGCTGCAGGCGTTCGGCCAGTCAGTGACTGTCGAGCTGCCGCCGGCCAAGCCCGACCAGCCCGACCGCTGGAACCTCACGGACTGCTACGCGCTGCAGTCCGAGGCGCAGCCACTCGGCCGCGACGAGTCCGGCCGCTGGGAGTACGTCCGCAACTACCAGCTGACCACCGAGCGCACCCCATCGGCCTGACCCCCGGCCACCATCCCGCGAGAGAGAGAGCACCATGCAGATCAACGCACGAGACTGGCTTTTCGAGGCCAGCGCCGACCCGTCCGCCGGCACCCCGGTGTGGGCGCAGATCGGTGGCGTGGAGTCGTTCACGCTGTCCAACAGCGAGGGCGAGGAGTCCACGGACACCACCACGTTCGCCAGCGCCGGCGTGGCCGAGTCGCAGGCCATGCAGCGCGGCGCGTCCCTGTCCATCGAGGGCAAGATCGTCCGCAACAAGACCACCAACGCGCCCGACGCCGGCCAGGCCGTCTGTGACGCGCTCGCGGCCGAGGTGGGCGAGGAGTCGCTGGGCGGCGTCCGGTTCCGCCACGTGTCCGACACCGACTGGACCGTCTGGACCGCGTGGGCGTCCAAGGGCGACAACGGCGGCGGCATCAACGACAAGACCAGCTGGAGCTGCAGCTTCACGCGGTCGGGTGCGGCCTCCACGGTCGCGGTCACCCCGTGACCCGCTGACCCCACAGCAACACCCCGCAGGGCCAGTCCGTACATCGGGCTGGCCCTGCGGCGCTTCACCCCGGAGACCACCACACCCCGGTCCCTCACGTGACCGACAGGAGACCCGCAGACATGACCGAGCAGACCACCGAGCTGAGCAAGACGGCCGCCGAGCTGGAGGCCGAGCTGGCCGAGCTGCGCGCCAAGGCGCAGGAGACCGCCGACGCCATCCACGACGAGGTGGAGGAGGGCCTGGAGGACTTCGACGCGTTCTGGTCCAGCCGCAAGCGCAAGACCCACCCGGTGAAGATCGGCGGCCGGATCATCCACCTGCCCCCGTCCCTCCCGCTCCAGTTCGAGCTGGAGGCCCGCAAGCTGCAGCGCAGCAAGGGCGACCAGGACGTGCGCAAGCTGGTCGGCATCATCTTCGGCCAGGACTCCATGGAGCACTTTGCCGAGGCCGGCATGGACGTGGAGCAGTTCCAGGTCCTGCTCGCGTGGGCACCGCGGCGCATCGCCGGCGAGCTGGGCGAGGACGGCAAGCCGCTGACCATCGCACAGGTGGCCGCCGAGGTGGCCGAGCGCCAGGCCGCGCAGGAGCAGGCCGACGAGGACGGCGAGCCGGACCCTTCCTGACGCCTGCAGAGCTGGAGGCCAGGGACTGGTGGCTGTTCGTCAGTCAGCGGTGGGCGCTCATCGTGGCCGACTTCCGGCGTGAGTACGGCATCACGCCGGACGAGCTGGCCGCGATGGGCCTGCCCGACTTCCACATGTACGTGCGGGGCCTGTCCCGGCACTCCACCTTCCTGCAGGCGTGGTCCAACGCGCCCAAGCACCTGTACGACCCCGCCGACGTTGCGGCCGTGACCGCGGCGGCGCGCCGCTGACCACCAGGAGTCCCCCATGTCGCTGTCCATCGGTGAGTTGGTCGGATACCTGGACCTGGACACCACAGGCGTGGACAAGGGCGTGGCCAAGACCAACGGCCTGCTGGGCAAGGTCTCGTGGGGCACGCTCGTGGTGGGCGCTGGCGCGGCTGCTGCTGGTGTGGGCGCGGCGCTGTTCGGCATCGGCGGCGTGTTTGACGACGTGTCCGACAGCATCCGTGTCGGCACCGGCGCGACCGGCAAGCACCTGGAGAACCTGACCGAGGTTGCCAAGCAGGTGGGCGACGAGATACCCGCGTCGTTCTCCGAGATTGGCCCGGTGCTCGCGGACGTGCACTCGCGCATGGGCGCGACCGGTGACGACCTGAAACTGCTGTCTGAGCAGTTCCTGGAGGCCGGGCGGCTGTCCGGCGAGGTGATCGACGTGCAGGCCGTTACGGGCGCGTTCAACGCGTTCAACCTCGGCCCCAAGCAGGCCAGCGCGGCCATGGACCAGCTGTGGTCCATCAGCCAGCAGACCGGCACCAGCATGTC